AAGTCTCGTGAGCGTTATAGCTTTGGTTGGTCTGATCCACTAGGAATCTACGGTTCCCCAGGTTCAAGCTAATTCAAACCTTGTAGTGAAGACCCCGCCCAAAAAGCGGGGTTTTTTATTTTTAGAAACTGTTGCACCCACCTTTAATTCGGTGTATAAATATACTATCTGGGTAATTCCAGCCTATTAAACTGCACCCAGCAGACGATATACCGATTAATAGGTTTAACTTGTATATAGGAGAACTCTCATGGGTTTAGCTTCACATTTAGGTCCTTGGCTACTCGGAACCGTTAAAAACACTACTGGTACTACTGCTGGCACAATCCGCAACATGGGCGCTACTATTTGCTCACAGTCATTTCCGATTGCTTACACAGACGTAACTGCTGGTACATACGCATTTACCCTACCTGCTGGCGCTCAGATTCTTGATGCTCAGTTCAACACTACTACTGCTTACGCTACTACCACCCCTACATACGCTTTGTTTGTAAACGGTACGGCTATTAATACAGCGGCTAACGGTAGCGTGTTTACTAACACAGGTATTGTTAACCTTTTGTTAGGTAACAACAACGCTGCTGGTGCTACATTGTGTGCTAACGTAGGCTCTACTGATGCGTTAATTACATTTACTCAAGCTAACGTAACAGCCACTTCTGGTGCTGGTGTGTTAACTGTGCGTTATGTAGTTCGCCAATCTGACGGTACATACGTTCCTACAGCTCAGCAGGCTTAATTAATCTTCGGGGGTAGTACAAACCCTACCTCCTTTTCAACTTTAGGAGATTGATTATGATGCAGACAGACGTAAAAAGTGCGCACCTTAGCGCAGCTGGCTCTTACTATGTAGGTCGAACACGACTAAAGGGTATTGTTGTATCCCCAAAAATAAGCACGTCGGTAACATTTGAAATCCGAGACGGTAGCGCCACAGCCGCCGTTCTCTACACAATGGACTTAGCTGGCAACAGTAATCCAAATACTTTTTACGTTCAAGTTCCTGGCGAAGGTGTTTTGGCTTCTACAGGTTTGTATTTAACGACAAGTGTTGGCACTGTTACTGGTATTACTGTGTTTTATGGCTAAGAAGACCCCTTCTCTCTCAATTGGTAGAGGAGAAAAGCTCCCTGTTTCTAAGGGGGCTGGTCTGACGGCTAAAGGTCGTGCTAAGTACAATGCAGCAACTGGGAGTAATTTAAAAGCTCCTCAACCCCAAGGTGGATCTAGAAAAAAATCCTTCTGCGCCCGTATGTCTGGAATGCCAGGTCCGATGAAAGACGAAAATGGCAAACCAACAAGAAAGGCAGCCTCATTAAAGAGGTGGAAATGTTAAACATGATGGAACTTTGGACAGGTGGGTTAACTATATTTGTAGCCCTAATTGGATATATCATGCACGAAAAGTTTGCAGAACTTGGTCGTATTGGTATTTTGTTAAACAAAACAAGAGAAGAGGTAGCCCGTGATAACGTTACTAAAGCAGAAGTTGATCGCATTATGGAACACATTGATTCAAGGTTTAACAAACTTGAAGGCAAAATTGACCAGCTTATTCAAAAGTAAATAATGCCAAGCAAATCTAAAGCGCAACACAATTTGATGGCAGCAGTTGCCCATAACAAGGCATTTGCTAAAAAAGTAGGTATTCCACAATCCGTGGGTAAAGAGTTTAACGATGCCGATAAGGGCAAAAAATTTAGGAGTGGTGGAATGGCTAAAAAAGAAATGCACTCTGAGAAATCAGAAATGAAAATGGACAAAGCCCAAGATAAGGCAATGATTCAAAAAGCTTTTAGACAGCACGATATGCAAGAGCATAAAGGCGGTAAAGGCACAACTTTAAAACTAGCTAAAGGTGGTATGGATATGAAAAAGAAATCAGTAAACCCAGCAATGGCAATGATGGCTGCTCGTGCTATGCGCACTCCAGCTGCTCCAGCTATGAAACCGCCTATGGCTGCTCCTATGGCTCCTCCTACTGCCCCTATGGGCATGGGCATGAAAAGTGGTGGTCGCACTCCTCCTAAAGGCGATCATCCTGTTCAAAAGCAAGCTAAACATGGCGCTAAAATAATTAAGATGGCATCTGGCGGTTTAGCAGCTGGTCATAAATCAGCTAATGGATGTGCTGTAAAAGGTCTTACTAAAGGTAAGCAAGTTAAAATGAGATCTGGTGGAATGTGCTAAATGCCAATTGATCCTATAGATCCTTCTAAAAAAACTGGCGGTAATGGGAACGAGAAATATACTCCTCCCAAGGAAAAGTTTGGTCTTAGCGATTACGATAAAGCAGCGGAAAAAGTGAAACAAGAAAACGAAAAAGCCAAAGCTGATGCACATAAAATGGCAGAAGAGCAAAGAGCAAAAGTTAAAGCTGAAAGCCCACGCACTTATGCCGAAAGACTGCAAGATATGGGCAGACTACCTAAACCTAGCGGTGGCGGTAGTGGCGGTGGAGCAGGTGGCGCTACAGACATGAAATTTATGAAAGGTATTGGTAATAAACCAGACCCAACATACAAAAAAGGTGGCAAAGTATCTGCTGCCTCTAAAAGAGCTGATGGATGTTGTGTTAAAGGCAAAACAAGAGGAAGAATGATATGAGAGCTTCTCGTGGTATGGGTGATATATCCCCTTCCAAAATGCCTAAGGGAATTAAAAAAGCCCGTAGGGATGATACCGACTTTACTCAATTTGCCAAAGGTGGAAAGATTAAACACTCTGGCCCTATCCAAGTATCCAAAGTGCCTGGAAGCATGGCTCCTATTGTTAAAGGAATGTTAGCTAAACCAGGAAAATTAACCGCTGCCGATATGTTTGCCAAGGGTGGTTTGTATGAAAATATTCATAAAAAGCAAGCTCGTATTAAAGCTGGCTCTGGTGAAAAGATGCGTAAGCCTGGGTCTAAAGGTGCGCCTACTAAAGCGGACTTTATTAAATCTGCTAAAACTGCGAAAAAATAATGGCATACACTTCTGGAACAACAGTATTTAACCTAGACCTTACCGAGCTAGTCGAGGAAGCGTTTGAGCGCTGTGGTTCGCAGATGCGTTCTGGATATGATTTAAAGACTGCTAGACGGTCTTTAAATTTAATGAGCATTGAATGGGCTAACCGTGGTATTAACCTTTGGACTGTAGAAGAAGTATCTATTCCTTTGGTTACTGGTCAAGGTGTTTATGCCATTCCTGCTGACACTATTGATATTTTAGATTTAGAAACACGGACAAGTAATGCAAGTACATCTAATCAAACTGACATTAATTTGTCTCGTATATCTGAGTCTACTTACGCTACTATTCCTAATAAACTGACCACAGGCAGACCTGTACAAGTCTATTACAACCGCCAGTCTGGTAACGATGATGTGTCAAATACCATTTATTTGGCAGCTAACATTAGCGCTACAGACACCTCAATTACTTTGGCTACTACTGACGGATCGGTAGTAAACATTAGGTCTACTGGTTTTATTAAGATTGATAATGAAACTATTGCTTACACAAACTTAGTAGGCAACGTGCTTACTAACTGCTGGCGTGGTCAAAACGGTACTACCGCAGCTGCTCACACAATTGGCACTCCTCCAAACTACAAGTACATTACCATCCAATATTTACCATGCGTAAATCTCTGGCCTACCCCCGATTCAGGCGGTGGTCCATACACATTGGTCTACTGGCGTATGCGTAGGGTGCAAGATGCTGGTACTGGCGTAAACATTCAAGATGTGCCATTCCGCTTTATTAACTGCATGGCAGCTGGTTTAGCTTACTTTTTAAGCGTTAAATTGCAGGGAATGACATCAGAACGGGTAATGTTCCTTAAAAGCGATTACGAAGAACAGTTTGATCTTGCAGCGCAAGAAGATAGAGAAACTGCTCCAGTTCGCTGGGTTCCTCGCAATCTGTTTTATGCAAGGTAAGTAATGCCATCAAATTTTGCTTCTGGCAAGTATTCAATTGCCGAATGTGACAGATGTGGTCAACGGTTTAAGTTAGTCCAGCTTAAAAAGCTGACTATTAAAACTAAGCAGGTCAGTATTAAAGTATGTCCAGAGTGCTGGGAACCAGATCAGCCTCAGTTGCAATTGGGTATGTATCCAGTTAATGACCCCCAGGCAGTACGGGAGCCAAGACCTGATACTAGTTATTACGCTTCTGGACAGAGTGGTTTACAGACCCAAAATGGTAACGGTGTTAGTACAAGCCAAAACGGTTATCAAGAGGGTGGTAGTAGAGTCTTTCAATGGGGCTGGGGTCCTGTTGGCGGTGCAAGTCAATTTGATAGCGTTTTAACTCCAAATTACTTGATTGCAGTAGGACAAGTCGGTACAGTAACGATAACAGTAACTTAAGGAGTTAATTATGTCATTCAAAAAAGGCGCAAACGGTATTGAATCTAAAGGCAAAACTAAGGGTACAAACCTTGGTGATAGCGGTCCAACCGCCCCAATTCAACATGGTGGCAAAAAAACTGGTGGCATTACAGGCATGAAAGCTAGAGCTGTAGGTCGTAACATGGCTCGTGCAATGCTCCAGAAATCAGCAGGAAGAGGTCGATAATTATGGCTAAGAACGATTTTCCAAAAACAGAAACCAAAAACGGTTTTATGGCTTTAGGTCATGCCAAAGAAAACAAACCAGCTAGTGCTTATACAGGGTTTAAATATCCATCTGGCGGTGGTAAAGACATTGGTATTTACAAACAACCAATGCCTAACCCAAACGGCACAGAGCATGAATCTGTAGCTATGGCTGGTAATGGTTTAGAAAAAAACAATATCTCTGTAGGTGGCGTAAGCAAAGGCAACTACCCCAAAGAAAACCAATGCGGTGTTGGTGAAATGCGTGGTTATGGAGCTGCTACCAAAGGTCGTAAAATTAGCGGCAAAATGGGCTAAACATGAATTATGTACAGTTGTACCAGGCAATACAGGACTATTCTGAGAATACTGAATCTCTATTTTTGGAGAATATTCCTACGTTTGTTATGCAAGCAGAGGAGCGCATCTATAACACGGTGCAATTTCCTGCTTTAAGAAGAAACGTAACTGGTACATTGACATCTGGAAACAAGTATCTTTCTCTGCCATTAGACTTTTTGTCTACTTATTCATTGGCAGTAGTAGATGCAAGCAATAACTACACTTACTTGCTTAACAAAGATGTTAACTTTATTCGTGAGGCTTACCCAAATACCAACGCAGCTTACAACGGATTGCCTAAATATTACGCACTATTTGGTCCACAATACACGCTTTCTAATGAGCTTTCAGCCATTATGGGACCAACCCCAGATGCTAATTACACGGTAGAACTGCATTACTTCTTCTACCCAGCATCTATCGTACAAGGCGGTGTATCAACTTACACAACCCTAGTAGGGGGCGCACTATATACCACAGGCGTATACAGCAATGTAGCCCTTACTGGAGGCTCTGGAACTGGAGCTACGGCTACGATTACCGTGGTTAATCAAGTTATTACTGGAGTTACGATTACCAATCCTGGTAGTTTCTATGTTGTTGGAGACATCTTAAGTATTTCAGCTGCTTCAATTGGCGCTGGTACTGGTGCTGGATTCTCTATTACTGTGTCTGACGTTACCAACGATGACGGCACAAGCTGGCTTGGTGATAACTATGACCCAATTTTGTTCTATGGTGCAATGCGGGAAGCCATGCTTTTTATGAAGGGCGAACAAGATTTAATTAAATATTACGAAGATAAGTACCAAGAGGCTGTTGGACAAGCCAAACGTCTTGGCGATGGTCTTGAGCGTGGCGATGCGTATCGTGATGGTCAGCTTAAATTAGACGTTAGCGGAAGGCGCTCCTAATGACTATTCAGCAAGGTCAATGCACAGTTTTTAAAAAAAACTGCTTAAGTGGATTAGAAAACTTTGCAGTAGGAACAACCTATGTTTACAAGATTGCCCTGTACACCGCTAACGCTAATCTTTCTTATGAAACATTAACATATTCAGCTACCAATGAAATCACGGGAACAGGGTATACAGCAGGTGGAAATACCTTAGTTGTTATCCCTCCAGCTAGTAGCGATCAGACCGCTTATGTATCGTTTGCACCATCCACTTGGACTGGTGCTTCCTTTACTTGTAGGGGTGCTTTAATCTACAATAGTACGACAAGTGCCGCTGTAGCTGTTTTAGATTTTGGGTCAGATAAAACAACAACTAACACCTTTACGATAACTTTTCCAACGGCAAACGCAACAAGTGCCATTATCAGATTTAGCCAATAGGAGTAATTATGAGTGCAGAAATAACAAAAATGTCCGATAACTTTGGTGGATCAGCCTCCTTTGGCGGTGGTTCTGTTGAAACTGTTGGTCTAGAAGGTGTATACGTTGCTACCTGCTTTGATGCAGACGGCAATGAAAAATGGTCAGATACCATTAAAAACTTAACTACCAACGTAGGTCGTGCCAATTTAATGAATTCTTACTTTGGTAATACTGGCGGTGGTGCAATTGTTATGGGTCTAGGAGGCGCAAATGGCTCTAGTACGTTTACTCCAGCTTATGCTGATACTCAGTCTAGCCATGCTGGTTGGTACGAAGTTGGCGGTGCTAATGCCCCAACCTACTCTGGAACCCGTAAAACTCCAAGTTTCTCAGCATCAACGACAGCGAATCCTTCCGTTTTGTCAACCAGCGCTGCGGTGGTGTTTAGCATGACTGGTTCTGGAACTGTATACGGCGCATTTATTAACGTAGGTGGTTCAACTACCATTGATAGCACAACAGGCGTTTTGTTCAGTATTGGTGCATTTACGGCTGGTTCTAAGACTGTAACGTCTGGCGATACAATAAATGTGACTTACACGCTGTCGGCTGCTGGCTAAGGAGCTTTAAATGGCTCTCCAGTTAAGAGATAGGGTACTAGAAACCGCCTCGGCTCCTGGCACGGGTACTGTTACCTTGCTGGGCGCTTCGCTTGGCTATCAGTCTTTTAATACAGCATTAACATCAGGCTCTACAACTTATTACACAATTGCTGATCTAGGTGGCGCAAACTGGGAAGTGGGTCTTGGGACTTTTACTTCTCCAAACCAGCTGGTTCGTAATACTGTTTTATCTTCTAGCAACTCTGGTTCTACAGTTAATTTTAGTACTGGTACGCAAAACGTATTTATTACTTATCCGTCTTCGCAGTCTGTATATGAGGATGCTTCTGGTAACGTGTCTCCGCTTGGGACTATTGCTTCGGGAGTTTGGAATGCTACTGCAATTACTACGGCTTATGGTGGTACTGGGCTTACTTCCTATACTGCTGGTGATCTACCCTATTACACTTCTGGTACTGCTCTGTCTAAACTGGCTATTGGAACCAACGGGTATGTCCTTACATCAAACGGTACAGCTCCAGTCTGGTCAGCAAATACGGCAGCAACGGCAGACGATGCGTACTTCTTATCCTTTATGATGGGCTAATATGGCAACTTATTCAAATAACTCGTATGCGGTAAAGAACGTCAGCACGTCTGGCTCAACTGCTATTTCTTCGATTGCTTCTGGTACTGTTGCGGTATCAAGCCTTATCTTGGCAAACACAGGTGCAAGCCCAATTACAGTTAGTGCCTACATTACCCGTAGCTCTGTGAACTACTATTTGGTCTATCAAGCTACTGTGCCTGTAGGTGGCTCACTTGAAGCAATTCAAGGCAACCGTGTTGTAATGAAAACTAGCGATTCACTAACTGTTGTTTCTAGTACAGCTTCTTCTTGTGATGCGTTTGTTTCTGCTTTGACTGCGACCTAATATGCCATACATCGGTAATACAGTTCAGAATCAGGGCTTTGCCCCAGCTATTGATTACTTTAGCGGTAATGGCGTAACTGTAACTTTTACTCTGTCTCGTAACATAGCTTCTGTGGCGCAGATCATTTGCGCTATTGATAACGTCATTCAGAACCCAAGCACAGCTTTTACTGTATCTGGTAATGCAATTACGTTTACATCTGCTCCGCTATCTGGCACAAACAACATCTGGGTTGAGTACACTAGCCTTATTACTACTTACGCTGCTATCTCTCAAGACCCATCCGTTATTGGTGACATTACTGCATCTGGTGGTTACTTAGCCACTGGTGACTTTGGTAACTCTTATATTGATGGAGTTATTGTTGATTACGTTACAGGTGCAGCTCGTTTGACTACAGGTCCATTAGATGACATGATTTTCTATCATGGTGGTTCGTCTAGCCGTTCTGCAATGATGGACTTGTATTACGCTGGTGGCGCTAAGATTTACGGTACTACTGCATTAACTATTCCTGTTGGTACAACTGCTGAAAGACCTGGCACACCAGCTGCTGGAATGATGAGGTTTAATACAACAACTGGTAATCCAGAATGGTATAACGCAACGTATACAACTTGGGTTAATTTTGCTGATAGCGCTCCTTATGCTATTGATTATTTGGTTGTAGCTGGTGGTGGCGGTGGTGGCGGAACATATAGTTCAGGTGGCTATGTTGGAGGCGGCGGCGGCGGAGCTGGTGGGTATATTGCGACTACATATACAGCGGCGGGAGGGACAGCTTATACAGTAACTGTAGGCGCTGGTGGCGCTGGCGGTAGTTCATCTGGATCACCAACAAATGGCTCTCAAGGAACAAGTTCTGTTTTTTCTTCTTCCACTGCAATTGGTGGCGGCGGCGGTGGTAATGGAAGTAATACATTTAATGGTGGTTCTGGTGGCTCTGGCGGCGGTGGTTCTGGCTATAGCGGGTTGGGTGGAGCTGGAACTTCTGGACAAGGTAACACTGGCGGTAATGGTCAATCAGGTGGAAATTATCCAGCAGGTGGAGGTGGTGGCGCTGCCGCTGCTGGTGGAAATGCGACTACTTCTGTTGCTGGTAGCGGGGGCAATGGTTTAAATTGGCAGTCTCTTGGAACTTACTACGCTGGTGGCGGAGGCGGCGGTCTATATAACACAACAAGTAATTTTGGAACAGGTGGTGCTGGTGGTGGCGGTAATGGTGCTGGAACTGGATCACTTGGTTCAAACGCAACTGCTAATACAGGCGGTGGAGGCGGCGGTGCTGGCATGAACTCAAGCGGAACAAACGGTAATGGAGGTTCTGGAATTGTTATTATTCGCTACTCAGGCGCACAACGTGGTACTGGCGGTACAGTTACTTCTGCTGGTGGATACACTTATCACACCTTTACATCATCTGGTACATATACAGCTTAAGGAGAAAACATGGGACATTTTGCAAAAGTAGTTGACGGTAAAGTTACACAAGTGATTGTGGCTGAACCTGATTTCTTTCAAACATTTGTAGATTCAAGCCCTGGTGAATGGATTCAAACATCCTATAACACCATTGGCAATCAGCATACTCAAGGCGGTACACCATTGCGTGGTAACTACGCTGGTATTGGCTACACATACGACAGAGAAAACGATGTGTTTATTGCTCCAAAACCAGCTGATGACGCTACACTAAATACAGATACATGGCTATGGGAAGTTCCTGTAGTTGAAGAACCACAAGGCTAAAAATGGCTATCTCCACGATAAACCAAGCTGGCTTAAACGCTCCGTTAACGCTGACTGCGCCTGTATTGGGAACTCCTGCGTCTGTAACGCTAACTAATGCTACTGGATTACCTTTAACTACTGGTGTGACTGGTACATTGCCTGTAGCTAATGGCGGTACTGGATTAACTGTTGGCGGCCCAGCTTTTTATGTATATTTAGCTTCAACTCAAACAGGAGTTGGTTCAAGCACTTGGACAAAAGTAAATTTTGATACTGAAGTGTTTGATACTAATAATAACTTTACAAGTGGTAGATTTACTCCAACAGTTGCTGGTTATTATCAAATAAACGGAGCTATTTATGTAGGTACTGGTGGTGGAGCTATTTCAGCAAGATGCCAAATTTATAAAAACGGTTCTCAATATGCGAGTGGAAGTTGGCTATATAACGGTGGCAACAATGTTACTACAGACTCTACATCGGTTGTAAGTAGTCTAATTTATTTTAACGGTTCTACGGATTATGTAGAGCTATATGGGTTTGGTCAAAATAACGCATCAACTCAATTTGCTGGTTCGCAAAATTACACATACTTCAATGGTTGTTTAATGAGGGTTGCATAATGTTATACGACAAAATTAAAACAATTTACCCAAGTCTTGAAGATAAAGATTTTTGGACTGTTATTGAATTGCGTAACGATTCAGACGGCAAAGGCGATTACATTGCTAAATGGGAACACCCAACTTTAGAACGACCAACCGAAGAACAGCTAGCAGACTAATATGCCATACATCGGAAACCCCATATACCAATCGGCTTTTGTTACCGACCAATTCTCTGGTGACGGCTCTACTACGGCCTACACAATGTCGGTGGCTCCTGCTGGGGTTACTAACGTCTTAGTTGCGGTTTCTGGTGTACTACAAGACCCATCTACTTATGGTGTAGTTGGTAACACACTTACTTTCTCAACTGCTCCCCCATCGGGTACAGGCAATATCTCATGCCGCTATCTTGGCGTTCCAGTAACAGGCGTAACAACCACAGCATACAGAACCGTAACTGAGTTTACAGCTACTGCATCACAGACTACATTCACCCCTCCTAGCTACACCGTAGGTTTTATTAACGTTTATTTGAATGGTGTGCTTTTAGGTTCTGCTGACTATACTGCTACTAACGGAACTACTGTTGTTCTTGCTACGGGCGCTGCGGCTGGTAATCTGGTTACTGTAGAGTCTTTCCAAATCAGTTCTGTAGCTAACGCTATCTCAAACTCGGCTGGTGCTATTAACTTAGCTGGTACTTTGATTTCTGGTGTATTGCCTGTTGCTAATGGCGGTACTGGGGTAACTACTTCTACTGGTACGGGTTCTGTTGTTTTAAGCGCAGCCCCTACGCTAACTGGGCAAGCCACAATACCAACTATTAATTTAACTGGTGGTCAAATTGCATTTCCAGCAACCCAAGCTGCTTCGTCTAATGCTAATACGCTTGATGATTATGAAGAAGGCACTTGGACACCTGTAGATGGTTCTGGTGCTGGGTTAACGTTTAGCGTATCAGGAGCTAACTACGTCAAAGTTGGAACTTTAGTATTTATAAATGCTTATTTTAGTTACCCAGGTAATAGTAATGCTGGATCTGCTGTGCTTGGTGGGCTTCCTTTTTCAACAGCTACTGGGCAAAATTATAGTTATCTGTTTGGTAGAAACGCCAATAGCGTAAATTTAGTATGGCAAGTTAACCAATCATCTACTAATGCTCAAGCTAATACTTTTAATACAAGCACTTTACCAACTAACGCAAATCTAAGCGGTAGTTATATTTTATGTAGTGGTTGTTACATTGCTGCATCTTAAGGAAAAATTATGTTAGAAAAACAAATCACAATCGACAAAATTGAAGTAGTAGAAAATGACATTGTTCAAGTGCGTCAGGCTACAACTATCCTTGAAGATGGCAAAGAACTAAGTAAAAGTTATCACCGCTGGACGCTTTCTAAAGGCGATGACATCTCTGAGCAAGACGTTAAAGTACAGGCTGTATGCAACGCAGTTTGGGGTGAATAATGACACAAGCAGCTAACTTAGGCGCTCTTGGTACTAACGTAAATTCGTCTGGTCAGGTTTCTTTGACTGCTGGTGTTAGTGGAGTATTGCCTGTTGCCAACGGCGGTTTAGGCACATCTAATTATTTTGTTGATTATTTAGTTGTAGCTGGAGGTGGCGGAGGTGGTTCTGCTATTGGGGCTGTTTACTACGGCGGTGGCGGCGGCGGAGCTGGTGGGTATATTGCTAATTCTATGGTGGTTACTACGGGCAATAAATATGGAGCTTCTCCTGGCGCTGGCGGAGCTGGTGGTACAGGTGGTACTCGTGGAAGCACAGGTTCAAATAGCACTTTTTCATCTGGAAACATATCTGCTTCTGGTGGTGGAGGCGGAGGTTCGTATACATCAGGTCAGCAAAGTGGTGGTTCAGGTGGTTCAGGTGGTGGCGCTCGTCCAGGAGGTGATGGTGGCGTTTCTGTAGTTGGACAAGGAAACACAGGTGGTGGCGCTCCAGATGGCGGTGGCGGCGGTGGTGGAGGAGCTGGTGCAGTTGGTTCTACTAATGGCGGAACAAATAATGGCGGTGCTGGTGGAGTTGGACTTCAATGGCTAAACGGTACTTATTACGCTGGCGGTGGCGGTGGTGGTTATTACAGCTCTGGAACTAACGGTGCTGGTGGTAATGGTGGCGGTGGTAGTGGCGCTGTTGGTTCAGCTAACACAGGTGGTGGCGGTGGCGGTGGACCTTCTAACGTTGCTGGTTATGCTGGTGGTTCTGGAATAGTTATCGTCCGTTATTTAGGTTCTCAACGGGGTACAGGAGGGGATATTAGCTCTTCTGGTGGATACACTTATCACACCTTTACAACTAGCGGTGTATTTACAGCTTAAGGATAAATCATGGCTCTAACTAAAGTCCAAAGTGCAATGATCGGTGGGGGCAGCTCTGTAGCGTTTGCTCCAGAAGTACCTATTTATTTAAACACCCAGACAATCTCTACTTCTTACGCTATTCCTGCGGGGTCTTCGGCTATGTCTGTCGGGCCAATTACGATTGCAAGCGGTGTTACTGTGACGATCCCTAGCGGATCGAGATGGGCAATTTTATGAGTTCTATTAGCATCCTTGGCGATACTTCAGGTTCGGTATTACTGCAAGCCCCAGCCGTTGCTGGTAGCCCTACGCTTACTTTGCCGACTACTACTGGTACTTTGGCTATTAATGGCCCAGCTTTTAGTGCATACGCAACTACAACTTATCAAAGCCTTGCTCAGAACACTTACACAAAGGTTACTTTTGATGCAGAAGTTTACGATACAAACAACAACTATGCTTCAAACAGATTTACACCAACTGTTGCTGGATATTACACAATTACGAGCAAACTTCTTTTTGATGCTGCAGTAAGTAAAAACTATGCGTTTTCTAATTCAATATACAAAAATGGAACAGAATACGATTTTGTTACTAATGTTTATTTTTTTAACAATCAAACAAATACTGCAACAATACTAGCAACAACAACTTTGTATATGAATGGAACAACTGATTATGTAGAAATTTACGCATATCAATATGACTACACATCAGGTGCCAGTATTAATGGTATTCGTGGAAATGCGACTACAAAGTATTCTACATTTACTGGCTATATGGTTAGGGGCGCATAATGACAACAACAATCAATGCCTCAACCTCGTCTGGTCTGGTAGTTACTCCAGATAACAGCGGCAACGTATTGCTTCAATATAACGGGCAAAGTGCGCCAGCTTTCTTTGCTTACGCTACAACAAATCAAACTGTAACTGCAAGTAGTGATACAAAAATATTATTTGATACAGAACAATTTGACACAAACAACAATTTTGCTTCTAACCGTTTTACACCCACTGTTGCTGGCTATTATCAAATAAGTTGTTCAATTGCCATTACAAATGCGGTAACTGGATATGCTGCTTTATACCCTTGGAAAAATGGGTCAAGATATGGGCAATTTGCAGAGGTTACTTTAACAACTGCGTCTTACAATTCTGTTGGTAATAGTATGTTGATATATTTTAACGGAACTACAGACTACCTTGAAATGTACCTAAATGCTGGAAATGCCGCAGTAATATACGGAACTTCTCCACAAATATTTACATATTTCTCTGGCTGTCTTTTGAGGGGCGCATAATGGCTTTAATTCTAAGTGGCGATACTGGCCCATCTTTTGTACAAAGCGCTGCAATGCCTACGGGGTCTGTGATTCAGACTGTTACTAACACAACCACTTCTCAAGTATCTACATCAAGCACATCATTTGTATCTGCTACTTTAGCGGTGTCAATTACCCCAACTAGTTCTTCCAATAAAGTTTTTGTTATTGTTAATACTACTGCACAAGGCAGCACAACAAATAGCTTGTATTACACAATTTATCGTGGGGCAACAAATTTAGGTGGAGCATCATTAGGTATGGCATTGTTTAGTAATGGCAATGGTAATGAGTTTCCATTTGGTATGTCTTATTTGGATTCACCTAATTCCACTTCTTCCACAACATATACTGTATATTTTAGAACAAATACTGGTTCTGTTTTTATGGGTGAAAACAATGTGGTTACTTCAATTACTGCTATGGAAATTAAAGGATAACCCGTGTTCGGAATCTCAGCCTTTGCTCAATCGCCTTTTGCTGCATTAGGTGGCAATGCGTACCCAATGACGGTGACTGAGAGCTTTAACCTGTCTGACGTTTATGCCGTTCAAATGGCTTTTAGCGGGATTATTGCTGATTCTATAGCTTTGGCTGATAGCGATGGCGGTGGCACAACGTTTGATTTCTTCTTAACCGATGCCGAGACATTCTCTTTAGATGATGCAGCGCAAGGTAATTGGTCTGGTGCAAGGGCGCTGGCAGAATCTTTTACTCTGACAGATGCAGAAGTCGGGCAGATAGACTTTAATCCTACCGATGCCGAAACTGTAACCTTTACAGATGAGTATGCTGGAACTGGTAATTTCCCTAAAACTAACGCTGATACCGTTACATTCGCTGATGTCTGGGCAGCCAATGCTAACTTTGTAGGGGCTTTAGCAGACAGCATTACCTTTACAGATACCGAGGCTGCTACGGTTTCCTTTGTAGGAGCAGTCCTAGAGTCATTTAGCCTTACTGATGCCTGGGCAGCGCAAGTTAACTTTAAACCTACAGTAGCAGAATTAATTACATTCTTAGAAACCCAAATAGCCTATGGCTGGTTTAAAATCAACGATGACCAGTCAATTACATGGAACGCATTAAACAATAGTCAAAGCATTACTTGGAGTGATGTAAGTGATGACCAAACTCCAAATTGGACTCAAATTAACAATAGTCAATTTTAAGGAATCACTATGGCTTCTACCTATTCACCATCGCTTAAATTAGAGCTTATCGGTGCTGGAGACCAGTCTGGTACATGGGGCAGCACAACCAATAACAACTTGGGAATCCTCCTAGAACAAGCCATTACTGGCGTTCAACCGATTACCATGTCTAATGCAGACTATGTTCTAACAAGTTTTAACGGCACGGCTGATGAAGCCCGCAATCAAGTTTTAGTCATTTCTGGTACAAACTCTGCTATTCGGCAAGTCGTAGCCCCATTAGTAGAGAAGACTTATATCATCTCTAACCAAACTACAGGCGGTTTTGCCATTACCATTGGCGGCACTACAGGTGTAGCAGTTACCATTCCCAACGGAATTACCGCCCAAGTATTTTGTAACGGCACTAACTTCTACTCTTCCCAGACTGGCTCTGCGGGTAACTTTTACGTTAACGGAACATTGTTAGTTGGAGGGGCGCAGACCAATACGACTAGTCTTAGCGTAGGAACTACTCTAGCCGTTACTGGCGCTACTACCTTGGCTGCTGCAACTGGAACCACTATTACCGCATCTACCCAGTTTGTTGGTCCAGGAACAGGTCTTACAGGCACAGGCGCTTCCTTTACCGCAGGTAACGCTACCTTGGCTGCAAGTGCCACCCAGTTACTAGGTGCTAACTGGACAGTTTTAGAATCTGCTGGATACCTCTATTTCCGCTATGGGGGGGTCAATAAGATGCGATTAGATTCAACTGGCAACCTAGTCTGTACAGGTAACGTAACCGCTTACGGAACAATCTAATGCTCTTTGAGATACACGCTGAACGCAGCGCTAACGAGAAGAAGGTCTTCTTCTACGATAACGAAACAAACGTTCTAAAAGGGGCAGATGGTACTGTATTTAAGTTTCCTGACGATCAGATGCCAACAGTAGATAACAAGCCTTTTGTGCCGTTTGACAAAGACCACCCACTTAAAAAGTCTAAGAACATTGGTTTACTTAAAATCCAGTTAGGCTTGGGATGTAACTATTCCTGCGACTATTGCTCCCAAAAGTTTGTAGAGCGTTCAGACTCAACCTCCCCTAAAGACATTAGCGCTTTCTTAGAAAAGATGGAAAAGCTCCACTTTGTTGAAGAAAACGGCTTAAAGGTAGAGTTCTGGGGCGGTGAGCCATTGGTTTATTGGAAAACCCTCAAACCTTTGGCAGAAGCTATCCAGGCTAAGTTTGAGCATTGGGAAAAGAAACCCCAGTTCTCCATTATTACCAACGGATCTATCCTGACTGAAGAGATCATTGACTGGCTAATGATGATGGACTTTACTGTCTCTATCTCTCATGATGGTCCTGGGCAGTCTGTCCGTGGTCCAGATCCTTTTGATGACCCAGTTAAGAAAGAATTAATCCTTGGCTTTTACCGCCAGATGACCCGTCTCAAAAAGGGTATCAGTTTTAACTCTATGCTGTCCCGCAACAATAAGAGCCGTAAAGAGATCTCTGACTGGTTTAGAGAACTAACAGGCGATCCTAATATCTCATTAGGCGAAGGCGGTATCGTGGATGCTTACGATGAGGATGGCATTACTAACTCCCTACAAAGCCTTCAGGATCACTTTGAGTTCCGTAGAACAGCGTTTGCTGACATCTTCTCTACCGATGGTGACATTGCTTTTAAGATGCAATTAGACAAGATTAACAACTTTACTGGTGCGGTTTTATCCCGTCAGAATTCTAAATATCTAGGGCAAAAATGCGGCATGGACAATGAACACGTTCTAGCCGTAGACCTCAAAGGTAACGTCTTAACCTGCCAGAATGTCAGCGCAGTAGAGACTTCTAAGAACGGTGAATCTCATTTGGGTGGCACTTTAGATGACTATGACAATGTAGAGATCAAGACCTCTACCCATTGGTCTAGCCGTAAAGAATGTTCTTCCTGCCCAGTTCTTCACCTCTGTAAGGGCGCTTGTATGTTCCTAGACAAGAAGTTCTGGGACATCTCCTGCGCCAATGCGTACTCAGATAACGTGGCTTTATTTGCTCTTGCAATGCACAAAATGACAGGTTACATTCCTACATTGATTAAGAATGATGCGTTGCCATTAGAGCGTCAAGATGTATTTGGAACAATCTATGAGCATAAAGAAACCCCTAAAAGGGTTATTCCAATTAAGGTAGTCAGCGAGATTGTGGCTAAGATTGATGATGTAGAAATCTATGGAAAATCGAGGGTAGCAGCATGACATTACCATCTTCAGGACCAATAGCAATTAGTGCTATCAACGTAGAAGTTGGACAGGCTTCTACCTACTCCAATAACTTGCAATTTCTAAACACCTTAATACTTACCCCACCAGCTACGCCTAATTTAAGTGCTTTCTATGGATTAACGTATTACCTCAAAACTGCGCCAGGAAATTGCGATAATGGTAACTGCGCAACAAACTGTAACTGCGGAAACATCCAATGTTCTAACTGCCTATACGGGGGTACGGTCAATTGCAGTACAGACCAGACTCAATCATGGTTACAGACTAACTGTAACTGCGCCTGTACTTATAACTGCGTGGCTACTGCTACCACTTATAACTGCAACTGTAACTGTGCTTGCTCTAAGATTATCTGCACCAAGCTCTATGAGATTGGCATGATGCCTTATGACATCTTCGTTGCTGACCAGGCCTATGGTGAATGGCTCAAGACTAATGACCGCATCGTTTACCGTGGCTACATTAAATGGGCTAGAAACGTTACCGCTTGGATTGATGGTGGTGGACCAGACTTTATGATCTGGATCAGAGATGAGGCTACCCGTAAGCGCAAACAGAAAGAAGCAGCTACCAAATGGGCATATAAGATTGCTACTCCTTGGTCTCAGCATATGGCTTACCTCATGGGGGCTACTAAGTCTGATAACGATATGGGTCGTACCATTATGAAAATTGGTAGACCTATCTGTAAGCTGGTATTCCTATTGCCTAAGAAGCGTGTAGTGCCTGACTTTGTTGCTACTTGGACTATGTGGGCGCTATTCTTCTTTAGCTATTACACCGCCAAAGCAAACTTAAACATCAAAGGTATTTCATGGAAAACACAGAAAGCATAGTCCCTGTAGCAGAGTACACAAGGATGGAAGATACCGAGCTGTATCGTCAGCACGTTATCCATTTCTTTGATACCCAGCTTGGGCATGACATTGTTACGATGTCACCAGATAAAAAAGTTAAGCTTTTCAAGATGTTATCAGAGTATTCTGATGTATTGCGTGAACTATTGCACGATGGTATTCCGCTAATTGAACACGTTCTAGGCAACTCCTGGAACATGAATGGTGATGTAACTCAGGCACATGAAATGATTCGTCAATATGAGGCATGGAAAAATGCACCAAAAGCTGAAGACGAAGTTCAACAACCTTGAGTTTTTTGCGATGGGCAAGCAAGTATCCTATGGCGGTGCTATAGAGTATTTTGACGTTGATATTGACCCATTGTCAGTTATCAAAGTTATTCCGCCTAGATATGTCAAAGACTTCTATTTGTCTATGATGCAGATTAATCAAGCCATCCCTCCCCATACCGATAGCGAGATTAAGACCACGATTAACTTCTATGTAAAGACTAAGCCTTGCAGGACAGTCTTTTATGAAACCAAGCCAGAGTTCTCTATATCCCAAATAGAAAGCCAGACTAACGGCTACGTTTTTGACCCTGATGGGTTAACAGAGGTTAGTTCGTTTGTAGCTGAAGTTGGCGATGCCTGGTGCTTAGATGTAACTAACCCTCATGCTGTAGAACCTATTAATGGTTTAGATGAAAGAGTGGCAATCTGCATGGGGACACCTAAATACAATTACGAGCAAGTCTGCAGGATGCTGGCTGAAACTGGGCATATCTAATGTTTTACGAAGAGCTAGACTTTCTTAAGTTTGACATTGATGCCTTACGGGAAGAGGTCAAGCGTAGCGTATTTCCGCTTGGCAATCAGGTTATTCAGGGTGAGGAATACGAGACTCCTCAGTATCAAGGCTTTGGTGGCTGGAGTCTGTTATCCCGTACTGGTGATTGGCAGGATGGCTTTGAGTTCTATCAAGGCGCTGATAAGGCTGACATTAATATGAAAGCCATGAAGTATCTAAACATAGCCCATTCAATGGAATATAAGAAGCCTACCCAAGCTTGTGTAGGTGAGATTAAAAATATCTTAGATCAAATTGCCAAGCTAGGCTTAACACCCAGAAGAGCCAGAGTGACTTGTCTAAAGGCGCATTGCAAGTCATTAGTGCATACCGATGGTGAGCTTACAGAATACATAGCCAGGATTCATATCCCTTTATTTACTAATAAGAGGTGCCTGTTTATTTCCGATGGTACAAACCTACACATGGAAGCTGGCAAAGCCTATATGGTATGGGTAAACAACTGGCATCAGATTCGTAACGATTCGGATGAAGACCGTTATCACATCATTATGGATGCGTATGACACCCAGAAAATTACCCAGAATTTTCAATACAATGGAAGCATAGAACAGCTTGAAGACTATGCCATCCAGTTTAGAAAAACAATGGAAGAGACTGTTTTGGATGCAGATGATTTAGCCAGAATTGAATCTATGAGACAAAAATACGTTACAAAAGGTTTAAGACAAAGTGCTTAAAGTGAATTATGGCAGATCCATTAGGACTTACCGAGGGGGTAAAGGGGCTTAGTGCTGGCTTAGATGGCAGCAGAGAAGCCGCTAAATCTATCTCTAAACAGATAGAAAATGTACAACAAGATGCAGTAGATGTAGCCCAACAAAAAGCTCAAGAAAGACGTAGGGCAGCTAGAGAAGCAGAGTTTAGAAAAGAAAAAGCGTTAATTAAAGCGCTTGAATCTTGGAAACATAAGAAGCAAATCTCCGATGAGGAGGCTGATTTAAAGATTAAGTTTGTTAAGCAGTACGGTGCTAAAGAATGGGAAGCAGTATTAAAGATTAAGTTAGATATTGAGAACATGGAACGTAAAGCCAACGAAGAGTTCCAGCATGATCTTAAAGATGTAAGGCGGGTGCAGTTTTATTGTTTTGTTGCTGCGTTGATTGTGACGCTGTGGCTTAAGTTTATTTTAGGAGCATTTTAAATGAATATCCAAGATATTTTAAAAGCGGTATTGCCGATTGTTGTAGCGTGTTTAGCTTGGTTATTAGGTCAAGTATCAGACTTTTCTACACGACTTACCAAAATTGAAGGACAGATGCCAGCTTTAATTACCAAAGAAAATGTGCCAACTGATTCTCCACTTTCTGCTGAAGCAAGGCATAGGCTTAAAGAAGAAGTTTATAAAGATATTCATCAATTACAAGTTAAAGTACAGTTACTTGAAGAACGAGAGAAAGCGAGAAAATAATGTTTCCACTAGGCGCACTAATAGATATTGGCGGTAAGATTTTAGATAAAGTCTTTCCTGATCCTGCACAAGCAGAACAAGCAAAACTCAAACTACTTGAGATGCAACAGAATGGCGAGCTGGCTCAAATTGCAGCAGATACTGCAGAGCAACAAGAGCTTACTAAAAGACAGCAAGCTGATATGGCTTCTGACTCTACGTTATCCAAGAACATTAGACCAGCCACCCTTGTATTTATTTTGGTTGTCTACTCTACCTTTGCTATGATGTCCGCTTGGGATATAGAAGTAAACAACAACTATGTAGAACTACTAGGTCAATGGGGTATGTTGATTATGTCGTTTTACTTTGGCGGTCGCACCCTTGAAAAGATTATGGATATGAAGAGAGCAAAAGATGAGTCTAAGTAACGCACTTAATGCCCTTGGTATTGATCCTAAATGGGAAGAACCATTACAGGCTACCTTTGATAAGTATGAGATTAATACGCCAAAGCGCCAGGCTGCGTTTATTGGTCAATGCTCCCATGAGTCTGGGAACTTCAAGACGTTAGAAGAGAACCTTCATTACAAAGCTGAATCCTTGATGAAAGTCTGGCCTAGCCGTTTTCCAGATATGGACACCGCCAGCAAATACGCTAATAATCCACAGATGATAGCCAATAAGGTTTACTCTGGACGTATGGGAAATACGGAAGATGGAGATGGCTGGAAGTACCACGGAAGAGGTCTTATCCAGCTAACTGGCAAGGATAACTATGAGCGATGCGGATCTAGTATGGGTGTGGATCTTGTCGGGGATCCTGATCGGTTACTTGATCCTGAATATGCGACTTTAAGCGCTGGCTGGTTTTGGAATAAACATGGTCTAAACGAGTTGGCAGATGCTCAAGAACATGGCATTATTACAAAACGGATTAATGGTGGAACTATTGGTCTGGATGATCGTATTGCCAAAACAACCAAGGCTTTAGAAGCTCTAGGGTAAACCCGTATGCCATTACAAAAATTAGCATTTAGACCTGGTGTAAACAGGGAAGGTACTAACTACTCCAATGAGGGTGGTTACTACGACTGTGACAACATTCGTTTTCGTTCTGGAAACCCAGAGAAAATTGGAGGATGGACACGGTATTCAAATGAGACTTTTTTAGGTACTTGCCGTTCTTTATGGAATTGGGTAGATTTATCCAGCAATAACTTTATTGGCGTTGGAACCAGCAAAAAGTATTACATTGAAAAGGGCGGTAATTATTATGACGTTACCCCTTTTCTTTTAAATAGTTCTAGCTCAACCACTACGACCCTAACAGCCAATCCTTTTGTTGCTGTAGCTGGATCTGCCATCATTACTGTTACTGATACAGTCAGCGGACTTGTGCCAAGTAAAGGTGACTACGTTATTTTTACCAGCACGGCTACTGTAGGCGGCTTGACCATTAGTGGTGAATACACAGTAACCGAAGTTTTAACTGGTATTTCTTACCAGATTACAGCTTCTACTACGGCATCTACCAGCGGTACTGGAGGCGGTACAGTAACTGCCCAGTATGAGTATCCTATTGGCTTAGATAATGCAGCTTCTGCCACAGGTTGGAGCGCTGGTGCATGGTCTCCTACCGTTCCTGTTACTTTGGCAGCCAATCCTATTGCATCTGCTTTTAGCACCTTAAACGGCACAATTACTTCTGGTTCTACCAGCATTGTATTAACTTCAGGTACTACATTCCCTAACTCTGGGGTAATTAAGATTGATAACGAGCTAATTGCCTACACCACCAAGTCTGTTAATACCTTATCAGGGTTAACCCGTGGATACAACAGCACTACTGCAGCAGCTCATACAACTGGGGCAAATGTAGGTTGCGGTACTTATACTGTTTCTTACACAGCCCACGGGCTTTCTGCTGGCAACTATGTGTCTTTGGCTGTTAGTGCAGCGGTAGACGGCATTATTGCCGATGACTTTGTATCTACCTTTACAATTGCCAACGTAACCACTAACGCATTTACTATCAATTTAGATGGTGGAATAGGCGATATTATCTCTACCTCTGCTGCATCTGGAGGCGGTACGGTAGTAGCTTATCCTCAATTTGGTACTCGTGGCTGGGGAGCAGCTGCTTCTACTGGGGTAGCTAACCAGTTACGCCTTTGGTCAGCTGACAATTATGGTCAAAACCTTGTTTTAGCGCCCCGTGGAGGCGGTATATTCTATTGGGAAGCGGCTTCTGGCGTAGCAGTAAGAGCTAAATATTTATCTACCTTATCTACTGCTGCTGGATATGCTGGGACTTATGTTCCTACTCAAACCAATCAAATAGTTTCTTCTGCTATTCAGCGTTTTGTAATTGCATTTGGAGCTAACGGATACACATCTGGCACTCCTAATACTTCTTTTAACCCTATGCTGGTTCGTTGGTCAGACCAGGCTAATCCATATGAATGGGTTCCCGCAGTTACTAACCAATCAGGTGAGTTTGCACTAACAAATGGCTCTTACATTATGTGCGCTAGAGCAACCCGTCAAGAGATCTTGGTTTGGACTGATTCAGCCATTTACTCTATGCAATACCTTGGCGCTCCTTATGTCTGGGGATTCCAGGTTTTGATGGATAACATTTCAATCATCTCTCCTAACGCAGCTATTACAGTTAACAATGTTACTTACTGGATGGGTCGGGATAAGTTCTATATGTATTCAGGTAACGTCCAAACCTTGAACTGCACCATCCGTCAATACATCTTTGAAGATCTAAACCAAGACCAAGGTTATCAAGTTTTTGCTGGATTAAACGAGGGGTATAACGAAGTTTGGTGGTTCTATGTAAGCCAGTCTAGCGGTGGTACAACTGTGGATAAATACGTTGTTTACAATTACTTGGATAACGTTTGGTACTATGGATCTATGGCAAGAACAGCTTGGCTAGAGACTGGATTACAACCTTTTCCAATTGCTACAGACTATAACAATCGCATCCTTAACCATGAAGATGGAGTTGACGATGTATCAGGGTTAACCCCACTACCTATTGATGCTTATGTGCAGTCTTCTGATTTTGACATTGGTGATGGACACAACTTCGGTTTTGTGTGGCGTATATTGCCTGACGTTAACTTTAACGGCTCTGATACTAACCAGCCATTTGTAACTATGACGGTTAAGCCACGGGTTAACTCAGGAACTCCTTATGGAACGGCTAATAACCCACAAGTAACCAGCCAAGATAACTTTGCCTCTAGGCACGTTTACAACATTCAAGAGTTTACTGGTCAGGTCTATACCCGTTTACGAGGTAGGCAACTAGCCTTTAGAATTGAATCTAACAGCCTGGGAGTAGCATGGCAACTGGGTAATCCTCGTATTGATATTCGTCCAGACGGAAGAAGATGACATATAACGCACCTTTACGCCCATCAAAAGCACCTAACTTACCAAGTGCTACGATTAATGCTCCACAGCAGTATCAGGAACAACTGAATAACGCTCTTCGTCTTTATTTTAACCAGATAGATAACTTTACTCAGGCAGCTGCAATTCCAATGTCTGGCATTACAGCTAACAGACCTTTATCCACAACAAACATACCGCTTGCAATAGGGCAGTATTACTATGACACTACGCTAGATAGACCAATTTGGTGGAACGGTACAGTATGGAAAAAAGCTGACGGAACGACTGTTTAAATGATAAACTTAGCACAAAATAACCTCAAAGGTAGTTTATGAGCCTTCACCACATTGCAAAGCACCTAAAAGAACAGGGTCGTGGATCAGACGATATGCTGGTTCACATGACTTCTGGTGAATTTAAGGCAATGCAACAGCTGGCTAGAGCGCATGGCAAGTCCCTTACAATAAACCCTTCAACAGGTCTTCCAGAAGCTGGAATGCTAAAAACCATATTGCCTATGGCATTAGGTGCAGCTGCAGCAGCATCAGGCCAATGGTGGGCAATTCCTGCAGCAATGGCTCTTTCTGCTGGTGGTACTTATGCCATGACAGGCAGTTTGCAACAAGGTCTTATGGCTGGTTTATCTGCTTGGTCTGGTGGCTCATTGGCTACTGGATTGGCTGAAGCTGGCGCAGGAACTCTTGCAACCCAAGGCGGTGAAGCTGCAGCGGAAGAATTTGCTAAACAACAAGCAGCATCAGTAGCTACGGAACAAGCTACAGCCCTTACTTCCCAAGAAGTTGCAAGAAAAAGTGCAGAAGAGATTGCAAAAAGTCAAATTGGCAATATGGGTAATTTGACAGCAGAGCAAGTTACTAACATGACTAACAATTTAACTAGTGCTAACGCTGCTGATGTAGTTAGAGGTGCTGGTGCTGCTAATGCAGCTATGGGATCTGGCACAGCCAATAATATGCTTCAAGGTGCAACTAGCCTTTCTGGATGGGGTACTGCTATTAGTGCAAACCCAGGAGCAGCTCTTGGTGCAGGAACTTCGTTATTAGCTGGGTCTAGTGGTTTATTTAATAGAAATTCTGGTTCTGCGCCTGGAACAACAGGTCAAAAGAATCCTTTTGGGATGAAAGAAATTCCACGGGATGCAGATGGCAAACCTATTTTTTATGCTTCTGTTCCAGAACAACCTAACCCAGCTTATCAACCAGTCTATCGTGACTATGTAAAGAACCCATATACCTCAGCAGCTGAGGGTGGTGTAATGAAGATGGCTGAAGGTGGTTTAGCTGGTCAAATAAATTTACAAGGTCAATTTAACTTTCCTGGTATGCAAAACCAAGCCCAAAGCGCTAATGGTTATACACCAGCTGGCGGTCAACCTTGGGGTGGAGCGCAATATTCACAACAGCCACAAGGCGGTCTAGGTCCTTTTGCTACCAATCAACAAAGACAAACAGGTTCAAGTTTGCCTAATCAAGCACCATTTGCAACCATAGCAGGTAGTGAACCTACTGTTCAAGCAATGACCCTTCCTTACAATTCACCATCTGTAACTAATGAAGTAAAACCAGGCGGTTTAAGTGGCATGGTAGATCAACAGATGGGCTTTAACTCTCCGTTAAACCCACAGAACATGACTACTTTTGCTACTGGTGGCGTAGCTGGCTACAAAGGTAGTACAGATTACGGAAGCATGATTAGAAGTGCAGATGAAATGCAACAAGGTTTAGAAACTGCAACTAGACGTAAACCTTTGCAATATGACATTCCAGATGTAGGCATTTACACGCCAGATGCAGAAACTAGAAACATGGATTCTATGGCTGCCACTCTCCATTACTTAGGAAAAACTGGTGCGGTTCTTCCTAAAGGATTAAGTGGTATTAAGAAAACTGGTGCTTTGGGTGCAATTACCCATACTCCAGCTGCTCAACAAGCTCAAGAAGCTGCTGCTGCTCAAAAATCTAAAGAAGCAATTGCCAAAGATTCAGAAAGCAAAGATGCTAAAGAAGGCGGTTTAATGCGTTACGCTGAAGGTGGCGAAACAAAAGATTCCCATATTTACAAGCCATCTTATACAGACTATAAAGCTCTTCCATACAACATTCAAAGTGCTATGCAAGCTTACAATGCACAAGCTCCAGCTGGATTACCACAGACTATGCCAGCAGTTGGTAGCCAAGGATATGCAATTGATCCATTGTTAATGAGAGGATCTCCAGCTTACGTTGCAAATGAAGCTAAATTAGCTGCACAAAGAGCAGAAGAAGAAAGACTGGCTCAACTAGCAAGTGCCGCATTTCAGCCAAATTATGCTGGCGGTGGATTAACAGGTTATGCTCATGGTGGTCACTTAGGTGGTTACTCTGATGGTGGTCGTTTGCTTAGAGGTCCTGGTGATGGCGTAAGCGATTCAATCCCAGCTACCATTAATGGCAAACAGCCAGCCCGTTTAGCAGAAGGTGAATTTGTAATACCAGCCCGTATTGTTTCTGAACTTGGTAACGGATCAACAGATGCTGGAGCCAAGCGTTTATATGCGATGATGGATCGTATCAAAGCAAAAAGAGCCAAGACAAAGAATATTGCAGCAAACACGAAAGCGTATAAATACCTACCAGCATGATTATTTATGAGGATGTGGACGGATTTAAGTTTGTAGACGAGTTTGAAAAACTCTTTCCAGAACATTATGAAGAGCTATGTGTAACAAAAGATTTCCCTTATGAGCCAGATTACGATGCTTATAAAAAGATGGCAGAAGCAGGATTGTTGCGGTGCATTACTTGTAGGTCAGATGAAAGATTGATTGGTTACATTATTTTTACCATTCATCCTCACTTACATTACAAGTCTTGTATGACGGCATTTGAAGATTTGTACTTTGTGACTAAAGAGTTTCGCAAAGGTAGAGTAGGGATTATGTTGTTTAAGTATGCTGAAAAGGTACTTAAAGAACGAGGAGTACAAAGAATTGTGATGCACACTAAAGTGCATTTAGATAATTCAAAGCTGTTTGAGTATTTAGGATACAAAATGACGGATAAAATATTTACAAAAATGTTGTAAGGAAGATTATGAGCTACTCAAAACGCCAACTATATGCTTTGGGTGAACCCTTAGGGGATTCTGTTACCGTCAAAAAAGTTGGCGGTGGTCGGATCTATGGCGGTGGCGGTGGGGGTGGTGGTTCACCTGCCCCAGCAAGCCCTACTCAAACTAACGTAACTAATACCAATATTCCTGAATATGCACAGCCATATGTAGAGAATATGCTTAATGCTGCACAGGCTCAGATCTATAAGCCTGACATGACTGGTTTTAATCCGTATACACCTTACAGCAATAAACCAACTGACTATGTAGCTGGCTTTAGCCCATTACAACAACAAGCTCAAAGTAATGTTGCTAATATGCAGACCTCTCCTGGATTGGGTTTGTATCAAGGCTTATCAGCGTTATCAGGCGGTGCTTACGCAAATCAAGCTACTAGCCCTTCAGCTATGCAAGCGTACATGAATCCGTATTTAAACGCTTCTTTACAGCCACAATTAGCTGAAATCCAACGCCAATACGATATTACTGGCACTCAGCAAATGGGTAACGCTACTCGTGCTAATGCGTTTGGTGGATCTCGTGAAGCGTTAATGGCTGCTGAAAATCAACGTAATGCTGGTCTTGCAAAGAACCAAGCTATTGGTCAAGGCTATAACAATGCGTTCCAAGCTGCTCAACAAGCTCAACAATTTGGCGCTAATTTGGGTCTTCAAGGTTATGGTCAAGCAGCTAATATGGCTGGTCAACAATTGGCTCAAGAACAAAGTATTGCCAATTTGCAAAACCAAATGGGCGCTCAACAGCAAGGTCAACAACAAAACATTATCAATCAAGCTGTTCAAAACTACGCTACTGCACAACAATATCCATACCTCCAGTTAGGTATGCTTAACTCCATGTTGCGTGGTCTGCCTATGCAACAGTCTTCTACCCAGATGTATCAAGCTGCTCCTAGTACTGTTTCCCAATTAGGCGGTTTAGGTATTGCTGGTTTAGGTGGCGCTGCTATGTATAACGCAGCAAAAGGTGGTGCTAAAGGCGGTATGACTGAAGATATTGCTGGATACGCACCAGGCGGTGCTATTCCAATGACAAGCTACAGCGATCCACAGTTAGCTCAAGTACAAAGAAGCCCATACTCACAGCCACTAGATAAGCTATATGCTGGTGGTATATCAATGGATCGTGGCGATATTCGTAACAATCCACAGGCAATTAGAGCTATTTCTAGTGCTAACCAACCTCAACCTGCTATGCAACAACCTATGCCACCAATGGCTGGTTTAGAAAATGCACCCACAGGTGATGTAATTCCACAGCAGTTTGCTAATGGTGGAATTATGGCTTACGCTGGCGAAGATGACAGCGATGTAAAAGTTCCTAGAACTAAATCAGGTAAATTAGACTTAGAGGCACTTCTTGCAGACAGAGTAGAAAGAGAAATGTCTAGAAAAGATACTGCGATGGCAGCTTATAAGCCATTGGCTGAAGCTCAAGCAGCAGATATAAAACAACAAAGAGCTATGTTAATGCCTGAGTTTGCTACTCGTTTAGGTCTTGGAATGATGACTGCACCTTCTGGAGAAGCAGGAACTGAGCTTAATAAATTAGCTTCTAGCGTTGGTAGATCTGGTTTAGGCGCTGTTTCTGGAATGTCATCTAACCTTAAAGATATTCACGCTGGTCAGAAAGCTTTAGGTCAAGGCACTATTGAGGCAGCCAAAGCTGACCAAGCCCGTCAAGATGCGCTTACAGGCACTCTTGCTAATATTTATGGCACAACAGAAAACAAGAAAATTGGTCTTGCTCAAGTAAATGCCACTAAGGCATTGCAACTAAAATTACAAGAACAAGAACTATTTAGAAAAGCTTCTAGTGATTTTGCATCGGCTGTAGAAAAACGTTTAAATCATCTCTTAACAGACTCAACTAAACAATTTGAATTCCAAGGCGAGGCAGGTCGTATAAAAGCTCAACAACAGGCTTATGCTGATGTTTGGGAAAAACAACCTCCTGGAATGAAGCTTATTTTACAAGCTGGATCAGACTATAATCCAGGAGCAGCAACAGCTCCAGTAGCAGCAGCTCCAGCAGTACCAGCAGTACCAGCAGCACCAGCAGGAAATAGAGCAATGCCAGCAGCACCAGCAGGTCAATTGCAGTGGGATCCTTCTGCAAATGGCGGAAGAGGTGCATTAGTAAACATTAGACCAAGTTAAAAATTTATGCCGTCAGTCAACATACCATATGTTGGCGTAGTTGAGTTTCCTGACACGATGTCTTCTGATGAAATATCTAATGTCATTAAAACTCAAATTATGCCTAATGCGCCACAAGCAAATGTTGCTCCTGTGGCTGGTTCTACCAAAGTAGCTGACGTATTACAAAGATCAATATTTGGTCCAATTGATGCCATCATGCCAGGATCTAACCTGGCAAATGAACCAACCCCATCTATTGGTTCTTTGGCTAAAGGAATTAAATCATTATCTAATGTTCCTACCCAGTGGCAGTTATCTTCTCAATTAGAGTTAATTGAAGCTAACAAAAGAAAGTATGGGCAAAACTTTGAAAATGCTCCAGAAAAAGAAAAATCAGACATTCTTAATACAGTTAAGAAGGCTAGTGAGAATTTAAGTTATTTAGCGCAGTCTGGAGAAGATGTCAAAGCCATTGAACAAAAGTATGGCAAAGACCCATTATCCAAAAAGATTGATGCTTTAGAACAAAAGCCAGAGTTTAAAAAAGCTACTGAATGGCAACAGGCTGGAATGATTGGCAAAGAATATCTTAAGAACATTGATGAGTTACCTTCTTATATTGCCAACGTAGGTCTAAGTAGTCTTCCACAGTCTATTGCTATGGCTGTAGCTGCCAGATTTGGTATGGCAGCTGGTCCAACAGGCGGTTTAATTGTTGGCGGTGGCTCTTCTGCAATGATGGAATATGGTCAACAGTACGTTGAATTAAGAGAAAGAGGTTTTAACCACGAAGAAGCCAATAACAAGGCAATGGTTAAGTCATCAATCATTGGTATGTTTGATGCAGCTTCTTTAAGGTCAGCTGGCAAAATTGCTGAAAAGATATTTGACAATACAGCTACCAAAGTTTGGAAAGAAACAGTCAAAGATGTTGCCAAAGAAATACCAAAGCAAGCTTCTTTAGGCGCTGCTGGTGAGGGATTAGGATCTTATGCAAGCAACCAGCCTGTTAATCCTAGAGCTGTATTAGAAGAAGCTATTGGTGAAGTATTTGGCGCTCCAGCAGAAGCAGCTGCAACTTATAAGAGTAAGAAAGCAGAAGCTGAACAAGTACCCCCCTCCCCCCCTCCTGCCCCACCAGCCGTTGTTCCAGCTCCTAATGCCCCTTCTGCCCCTCCTTCTGGTTTGGTAGACGAAAGTGATCTAGAAACTTTTGTCCCACCTAATGCGCCACCATCAGCAACACCTGTTGCAGTAGTAGCACCTGTTGCAACAAGCGATTTAGAAACAAAAATAAATGATTGGGCTGCCAAAGCAGAAGCAACTGGCGAACCAAACACTAAAGAGTTAAATAAGATAGCTAAAGAATATGGCATTACTCCAGCAAAAGAGCCACAGCAAACACTTGGTCTTTTACTGGATAAGATGAGTGAACAGACCACTGAGTCTGTTGCTCCCCCAGCTGAAACTATTCCTCCCATTGATATGGGTGAGAACACAGAATATCGTATTGTTAAAAATGACAATGGCTGGACGGCTGTATTGTTTGACAATGATGCCAACCAAATGGTTTCTGCAACAACATTCCCAACAGACAAGTTTGGGGATCAAGAAGGCAAACAAAAAGCTATTGAGTTTGCTCAATCTGAAGCTGAAAAAGCTGCTCCATATAACCAAGAAGCACCAGAAGAAGCTCCTTCTGAAGAAAAGCCTTCTATATTTGACCAAGTTAAGAATGGCGAATTTGCGGGAGAAGTTACAGCTGAAGATGCCCAACAAGCTATTGATAAGCTTGTAGAAGAAGACCAAGGCGATAAAGTAACTTGGGCAGCACCTCCTCCACTAACACCAGAAGAAATAGCTCAAAATAATCGTGATAGACAAGCTGCTCAACGTGCAGAAGCACAAGGGGAAACTGTTCCTACTGTAGCGCCAGAAGCTACTGGAGAAGCCCTATCTCCAGAAGCACAAGCCGATAAAGACTTGATGGATGCTTTGGGTGAGCTATCTTGGATGGCTAGTAAAAATACCCGTATGAATATGATGCCTGAGGATGAACAACGCCTCATGCCTACCCTTATTAAGCTTATGGATGCTGCTTTCCGTAAGGGTTATCACACCTTTAAGAAAGCCGCCAAATTTGTTCGTGACCTTATTAAACAAGCTTTTGGTAAAGATGTATCAGACAAAATTAATCTAAACCACCTTCAAGGTGCTTATATTGCTATGTCTGGCAACTATCCAGATAAAGCTACACCAATTGCTGAAGTGGCTGGTGTTAAGGCAATAGAAGAAATTGAAGTTGAAGAAGCTAAACCTGCTGGCAAGTTAGATTTAACCACTCCAGATGGCAAATACAACATTGCTTTGGTATTAGCTGACCATTTCTTAGAAGGTAATGCGTTCAGCACCATTGTTGAAGCTCGTAAATTTATCTCTGAGTTGACTGGTGAGAAGATTGAAGCTGCCACCATGCAAGCCAAACAAGCTGATGAGGCGGTAGAAGTTGGTATCGTATTGGCTGCGCAAGAGATTTCTCAGAATTCCAAGTCACCTACAGAGGCGTATGACAGATTAGTAGACTTGTACAACAGACAGCCTAACTTGGCGGTTCGTTCCTCTACCAGCGTTAGAGAACAGGCTTACTCTACCCCAGCTCCGTTAGCGTATGTTGCCAGCCAATTAGCTGGAATCAACCAAAATACCACTGTTTATGAGCCAACTGCTGGTAACGGGATGCTTTTGATTGCAGCCAACCCTAACATTGTTATAGTTAACGAGCTGAACTCTAGCCGTGCTGAAATGCTTAAAAGGGTTTTCCCTAAAGCTGAAGTTACTGTTGGTAATGCTTTAAAGCAAGAAGCAACTTTAGTAGACGTTGTTATTGAGAATCCTCCGTTTGGCTCTACTGGTGAAAACTTTGATATTGATGGGTTTAAAACCAGAGAAATAGACCATGCAATCGTAATGAAGTCTTTGCAGAACATGAAACCAAGTGGTAAGGCTGTCTTAATAATTGGCGGTGTTCGGGCTGAAGGCGAAGATGCTAGAAAAGAAGGTTATCGTTCAGCTGCGAAACGAAACTTCTTTGTTAATTTATACGACAAATACAACGTAGTAGATCATTTTTCAGTGTCTGGTGATATGTATACCAAACAGGGAGCTAGTTACCCTGTAGATGTTATTGTGATTAATGGGGATGGCAAAGCAGAAAGAGCATTGCCAGCTGCGGAATTGCCACAACAAATCAATTCTTATGAAGAACTCAAGGAGAAATTAAATGCCAGCATGGTATCCAGAGCAAATGTCAGCCCCAGTGGGACTAACATCGGTAAACGTACCCCAGGGGGAGCTAACCAGGAAAATGTGGCTGGAAGCCCTAGCGGACAGGCTAGTAGACCTAGTGGAGGAGAGCAACAATCCACAGGAGCTGGCAAACCAAATGTGCCAACAAATGGGGCTGGCATCAGTGGAAGACCCGAATCAACTGGGGCAGGTACTGGTGAAAAACAACCTAAACCTGCTAACAAACCTGACAATGCTCCAGAGGGAAGTACCGTTCCCAGCGCAGGTAAGCCAAAGCAACCCCCTAGCGGAAAAGGCGCTGAAGGAAACAAGCCTGGAGGAGTGGGTGGAACTAGCGTTGTCAGTGGAGAACGCATCCAGTCTCGACTAAATGATCGTAGAGGCAAGGAAGAAGTTACCGAAGGTCAAGTTCCTTATCAACCTAAGTCAAAAGCTAACTCTGTTGGTACGCTTGTACCAGGTGGTATGGCTCAATCCATTAGGGAATCCCTGGACAAAGTTGAAGCGCAAGTTGGTGACATTGATGAATATGTATCAAAAGAGCTTAAGTTTACTAAGGATGAACTGTTTAATAACTTTTCAGCCGAGCAAATTGACTCTTTAGCACTGTCTATTTTCAACGCAGATGCTGGTCAAGGTTTCATTATTGGCGATCAAACTGGTGTTGGTAAAGGTCGTGTAGTGGCTGCAATGATTAAATACGCATTGAAAAATGATCGTATTCCTATTTTTGTAACGCAATTCCCTAATCTGTTCTCCGATATGATCCGTGACTTGGATGATATTGGCATGACTAAAGAGCTTGCATTGGATACTACTGATCCTAAGATCTTTATGACCAACGTAGATCAGAAAGTTCCTTACAAGTTAGTTAGAACTGTTAATGGAGAAAAGGTAGAGAAAGAATTAACTTTAGAGCCATTCTCTACAGATAGACCTAAACAAAATGCCAAGATGAAAGAGTTGGCAGCCCAAGGTAATTTGGGTAATTACAAGGTTATCTTTACAACTTACAAGCAATTACAGAACGTCAAAGGTAAAGCTACTGAACGTCAACGCTTTGTTCAAGCATTAGCCGATCAGAACTACCTTATCCTTGACGAAAGCCACAATGCTGGCGTAGCTGGCAAAGAAGGAACTGAAGGTCAACAAGAAGGTGGAGATCTTGGAGAAGGAGTAGTCAGCGAGATTATTGCTCCAAACATTGGTTCGTTCATCCGTATGTTGGTTAATGATGCCTATGGCTCATTCTTCTCATCTGCTACCTATGCAAAACGTGCAGACATCATGGACTTGTATGCCAGCACAGACATGAAGCTGGCGGTTAAAAAGATCTCTGACCTAGCTGAAGCCATCAAAAATGGTGGTATTCCAATGCAACAGATTGTTGCCAATATGCTTGCCAAGGTTGGTCAATACATTCGCAGAGAACGCACCTTTGCTGGGGTTTCATATAACACTGAAGAAACCAAAGTAAACAAAGAAACAGCAGAGAACATGGCTACCTCAATGCGAGATATCCTGGCTTTTTCTCGTGCTGTAGGCATTGCTGGTAAGAAATTAGCGGGAAGTTTAGATACTTCTGGTGCGGTATTAGCCAAGAAAAAAGATAGAGTCAATGTTGAAACAGTCAATTTTGGCTCAACAATGCACAACTTGATTGACCAGATGTTGCTTTCTTTGAAAGCCCAAAGCTCTGTAGATCATGCAATATCAAGGTTAAAAGCTGGTGAAAAGGTAGTTCTTACTGTGTCTAACACAATGGGTTCTTTCCTTGAAAGTTATTCAGATGAAATGGAACTCAAAAAGGGTGATCCAATTAATCTGAATTTTTCAAACCTTTACCTAAAGTATTTGAAGAAACAAAGACAAGTCACCATTAAGTATCCAGCTAAGAATGGCAATCCATCTTACAAAGAAGTGCGTGATTTAACTGATGAGGAACTTGGGCCTGAATTAACTGTTGCCTATAACGCTATTGTTAAATTCATTCAAAACGCAGGATTTGAAGATGCTCCTGTATCTCCAATTGACTATATGCACTACAAGTTACGTCAAGCTGGGTTTAAAACTGGCGAGATTACAGGTAGAAATATTGGTATCAATTACTCTGGTGCAACAGAGGCTTCAATACCTACGCTGCAAGCTATTAAAAATACTACCAAAACCAAGTACGAAGCTATTACTAAGTTTAATGGTGGTGAATTTGACGTATTGATTTTGAATCAAGCTGGCTCTACTGGCTTGTCTTTACACGCCTCTGAGAACTTTAAAGATCAACGCAAACGCCATATGATTATTGTTCAGGCTGAAAAGAACATTGATACCCATATGCAGATGCTAGGTCGTGTTCACAGAACTGGTCAAATCATTCCTCCTGCTTACTCACAGATGATGGCTGACATCCCTGCTGAGATGCGCCCAGCTGCCATTTTGCTTAAAAAGATGGCATCACTGAACGCAAATACTACAGCTTCCCGTAAGTCTGCCGTGACTGCGGAAGGTGCTGTGGACTTTATGAATGACTATGGCGGTCAGGTAGCCAATGAGTTGCTGGCTGATAACCCAGACTTGCATGAATCTTTGGGTGGCGATAATGCGTTCCCAGTTAAAGAAAACTCTAGCGAAGCTACCGAAGAAGATGTCCGTAAGCTGACTGGCTATATTCCTATCCTGCCTATTAAAGAGCAAGAAGAGTTCTACAAAGACCTAACAGAACGATATAAAGAGTTGCTAGATCGTGAGATCAGCATGGGGACTAACAAGCTTGAAGCAAAAGCACTGGACATCAATGCAAAAACATTAAGCTCTACCCCAATTACCGAGAACAAAGGTGACTCATTATTTGCTCAACCAGCATTTATGGAATTAATTGAGGCTGATCGTACTGTTAAGCCAATGAGTTCTGAAGAAGTTATTGAGGCTGCCAAGAAAAATTTGGATGGCAAATCTCCAGGTCAGCTGTCTTTGGAGCAAAGAGATGCTCTGACAGCAAAGATGAGAGCTTATACTGCCGAAAGAATAGAACTAGAAGTAGAAAAGAAATCAGATGAGGTTCGTTTATCTACTGTCAGGGGTCAGTTAAACCTACAGGAAACCCATATTGATTCTATTTTAAGAACTTACACAGTTGGCAAGTTTGTCACCCTTACTAATGAGTTAGGTGTGGCTTTAACTGGTGCAATCATTGATGTTAAAAATGTAGGCAAAACCAAGAACCCAGCTGCTGGTACTGACTGGAAGATGACTTTTGCCTTGGCTAATGGTGATGCTAGGTCAATTACTTTGCCATTCTCACAGATTGGTAAGCAATACAAGTTAGAAACTGTATCAAGCACCAATACCTTTAACTACGAAACTCAACAGTTTGAGGACATTCCTGTTATCAAACAGTTTGATATGGGTTCACAGATCAGACGTGAAAAGCGTTGGATGGTAACTGGAAACATCCTTGCTGGCTTTGCAGCGGTTAAAAACAAGGGTCAGATTACCAACTTCAAAGACAACGAAGGCTATGAACGTCAAGGTATCTTGATGCCTCGTGCCTACGACTTTGCCAAAGAACAGAAAGATGCGCCTGTAGAGATTGCAACGGCTGACAATGCCATGCGTTTCCTTGATGAGATTGGTGGAACAATCACTTCAGAAGATGGCATATTGCGGATTACCAAGTCTAGCTATGGAAACCAATACCAATTTAACGTCCCAAGCTCTAAGAAAGAAGGCGGTACATACTTCCTAGACAGAAGGCTGACTGACATTCTGGGTGACTTCTACAAGTCTGGCAGCACTATGTATGCCAGGGGAACTGCAGAAGAAGCTAGAAAAGCTATTGATGTCATCCTCAATAAGCGCCAAGAGACTTTAGTTACCAAGGACAATAAAGAAAGAGCCAAAAAGCTTTTTGCTCCAGAGCCTTTGGAAAACATTGTTCCTCGCAAGAAGACTACAAAACAAATCTTTGACAGCAGGGTCAGAAATGAAATTATTGCTGAACAGCGTAAGTTAAATGCACAGGAAAGAAAGCTAAAACGTCAAATAATCAATGGTGAAGTAACCCTTGATGCCCAGCGTGAGATGACTTTCATTGATGAAAGAACCAAAGAGCTTGAAGAAAACTTAGAAGCCATCAAAGATAAAACCCCACCAGATGCGTTATCAGTGCATCAACGGGCTGAAAGAGCTTTACGGGATGGCGAGATTAGCCAAGACGTATTCAATGTTATCCATTGGATGTGGAATAACTCTCCTGCTCTGTTGACTGGTTTAAAACTGCAAATTAGAAAACCAACTTCTAAGGAAGAAGGGGCAACGGGTTCATTTAACCCATTAGATCGTTTAGTTCGTTTGTATAAGGGAACAGAAGGGGTAACTGACCCAGAGACTGCCCGTCACGAATTAACCCACACTCTTGAACAGATGATGACCCCACAGGTCAGGAAGCTAATTGTTCAGCAGTGGGCAAAAGAAACTAAAAAAGCTATTAAGAACAATACTGATCCTGCTTCTCAGGATTACTTCCAAGCCATCAATGATTACATGGCTAACCCAACTAAGGCAAATTACGAAAAAGTAAGGGAGCTAGTAAAAGATTTAAACCTCTATCAATACGCTAACCCATCAGATTACTGGGCGGTTAATGCCGAGAAGCTCATGGCTATGAAGATGGGGACTGCTTGGAATCGTTTTGTATTGGCGGTTAAGAAGCTATTTGAAGGCATGAAATCTTTATTTGGCTTTGACAATCAATACATCCTATACAAAACCTTTGATGATTTGATGAAGGGCAAGACACCAAGGATGGATTACGAATCCTTGAAGCACTTCTTTGATATGACAGGTCCGTCAAATGAGTTGTTGTTCAATATTGCCGATGATGTGAAATTGCTCGATAAGATTGGAGTTGAGCAACCTCCAGTGCATACCAACAATACTGTCCAAGACTACCTCATGGGCGGTTATCAAACGGCTAAGAACATCAAAACCAGAATATTGGAATCCCCAAGAAACCTGATTCCTGGTGCAGTGACTGGCATAGACAAGCTGGCATTAGGATTCCGAGTTAAAGCAACTGACTTTACAGCAGGTCTGGCAGCTGAAGATGCTGTTAGATATGACAGAGAGCTGTTAGATGGCGAAGGTCGTGCTGTTGCTTCTATCGCAGCAGACCAGCAGTTAAAGGCTAACCACATTGCTACTCAAGTAGTTACTTTAGGCAAGTTGGCATTTGACTCAGTTAATCAGATGTTTAAAGCTACAGAAGACAAGAACTCTACTGGTAAGATCATTCAGCTTGCCCATGAATTTGGCAAAGAAGTAGGTGTTAAACACGCTTTTAGGGTAATCAATGGTTACTTTGAAGCCAAGCGTTCACGCAGCATTGTGAATGAATACCTCAAGCGCCAAGGTGAACTTGAAACATTAAAGACAGAAGCTTTAGACCCAGACTTGCCTCCAGATCGTCAGTTGGCGTTGACAGTTGCAATTCAAAACGCCCAAGAAAACTTTGAAGGCATTGATATTGCTCGTCAGAAAGTTAACCTTAAAGATACTGAGATTGACGATCTAATAGCTTTAGAAAAGAAATATCCTGTTCTTAGAGAGATGATGGATATTTGGAATGATGTAAGCCGAAACATGGTCAACATGATGGAGTTTGGCAAGATTATTAGCAAACAAACTGCTGATATGTATCGCAAGATTGATGACTATGTGCCTTGGCAGCGAATCCAACCAGAAGATATTAGCCAAGATCCTAGTAAGCCTACATTCTTCTATGGTGCTAAAGGTGTCCGTAACGTCTCCAGGGAGCATAAATTTAAGCCAGGTGAAGTTGAGTTGGCATTAAACAATGTCCTGGACAACATGGTTAATCATGTCGTTTTGACCTCTAGAAACGTCATTAAGAACTACGCTGCTAATCGTATTGCATCTGAATATGGTGAGCGCAATGAAAAAGGTAAGCTTAAAGTCTATCCAAAAGAAGACTTTGCTCGTGGCATCGTCAAAATTCTGGTAAATGGTCGCAAGATCAATATCCGCATCGTAGATCCATTGATTGCTCAAGCCGTGATTGGCATGGAAAGCATGAACATTCCTTTAATGGGATTGATGGGCTTTGGCGCACAGACCCTGCGTAGAACCATTACTTACTCTGGAGTATTCCAGTTAAGACAGTTGTTTATGGATATTCCAAGCACCATCCTTGTTACTGGTGTTAGAAACCCATTAAGCTTTTATGGCTCGGTATTTGGGTCTTTCGTTAAGTCTTTAAACAACAATGACCCAGTAGTGAAGATACTTAAGGCGCATGGCATTGGCAATATCTATTCCAGCTCTAGAACTTCAATGCAGTATTACGACCAAACCATTGGTTTGTTAAATGGATCAAAGCTGCAACAGACTATTTCTTTGTTAGAGAAGATTGGCGATGCCTCCGACATGGCTCCTCGCAGAGCTACTTATCTGCGTGTAATGAAAGAAACTAAAGGGGATCAGCGTAAAGCCCTGTTAGCTTCTGCCAATGTGATTAACTGGGATAAAAAGGGTTCGTCCAAAGTTGCCCAGACTTTAGCCCACTCTATCTCCTTTATGAACGCATTTGCCCAACAGATTGACGTTCTGTCCCAAGCTTTACTAGAACCTGTTGCCTATGGGGTAGAAAAGACTACAGGTGCTAAAGTAAAAAGCGTTAGCGGTGGTCTAAAAGGTCAAGCTCGTACAGAAGCTATTGAGCGTTTAGCTACGGCAATTGCCTGTATGCAGATTGGTATGCTGATGTATCTGTTTGCCATTGGTGATGATGAGGAATACCAAAGGTTAGATGACCAGACCAAGATGCGTAACTTCTTTGTCCCAAGAAAGTTAATGAAACAGATTGGCTATGACCATTCATTGCTTATTCCTTTGACAACGACTGCTGGATACCTAGTTAAAGCTATCCCTGAGATGACTTACAACAGGATCATTACCCAAGGCACTAAGAATGAAGTTGATGCAACCCGCTTCTGGAAAGCTCTTAGACATGGCGGTATTGATGCCCTGTTAGGACCTCTGGCTTCTGGTCCAGTGCCAACAGTGTTCAAGCCATTTGTTGAGATTGGTATCAACCATAACTTCTTTACTGGCGGTAAGGTAGTTCCTGAAAGCATGAAGCACCTAGAAGCTTATAGACAATACAATGCCAATGTCTCCCAGTTAGGAAAATGGTTAAGCGCTGCCACCCAAGTTCCATTTACAGGCAAAAAAGATGACAAGGGTGAGCTTGTAGAAGGTAGCAAAAAACGAATTCTTAGCCCAATTGAGGCTGACCATTTAGCTCGTGGCTTGTTTGGCTCTGTCGCTGGCTTAACTATGTGGATGAGTGATCTTCTGTCTAGCAATAAGCCAACTAAGGAAGAACGCAACAATCCTCTCTATGGCTCGTTTGTAGCTCCAGAAGTTCCTCGTGGCAGGGAAGATCTTTTCTATGACCTTAAAGCACGTTCTGACGTTGCTATGACTACCTTTAAGACAGAGATGAAGAACATGAACCCAACACAAGGTAAGAAGTGGTTTGAGGCTAACAAAGGTCTTATCCAGGCTAATGGATTTACTCAGTCAGCTGGCGCATCTCTTAATGCAATTACTGGTCAGATCCGTAGGATTGAGGACTTGCCAGAAAAAGAGATGTCTGCTCAAGAAAAGCGCAAAGAAATCAACTTCTTAAAAGGTAAAAAAGAAGAGATTTTGCAAGACACTATTAGATTCCGTCTCAAAGCTGGATTGTAAAAAAAGGGGTAGTTTTTTAGGCTACCCCTATGAGGACGTGAAGGAGCATAGCTCCGTCTTCATTTTATATCTATTTTTACCATTCCTTTTACTTCGTCAGAAAAAATAAATGTTGGTAAAAAACACCTATCGTTTACCCTTAGAGCATCTGCCAGACCATCCAATCCAGACTTGATTGCTGCAACCATGTTATCGGCATCCCTATGGCGTTTATCAGGGGGATAGAAGGTTATATCCAACTTTATCTTTGGATCGCTTGTAGCCGCTAATTTAGCCTCCAAAGCCAATGCCCAGCAGGTATGGCGGTAGGTCTTCTTGTACTTGGCTTTCTTAGCCCAATGCAAGGCTGCGTTAGGGGATAACTCCTTTGGAGGCCAGGGCAAAATAACTGTTTTCATAGTAGATGAATTAATATGGGTACGACCTATTGACATGGGTATAACTCTGAGAGATACTTTAACTCAGTTTACTGCTAGGGAGAACTAAATGAAGCTAACTAATAAATTTAACATTCCACAGACATTCGTTAATGTCTTAGAAAGACCAACTTACTCCAAAGGTAAGGCTAATCTGTCTGTTACTCAGTTGATTAACAGTCCCAAGATTGTTGCCCTGACCAAGAAGTACGATGAAGATATTGAGCAGGATGTAGCCGACATGGTTTGGTCATTGTTTGGCTCTGCCGTCCATAACATCCTAGAACATGGCAAGGATGAGAACCACATAGTCGAGCAACGCATCCATGCCGAGTTAGAAGGGTGGCATATTAGCGGTGCGGTAGACCTACAGGTCAACCATGAGGGCGGTGTATCCATCAAAGACTACAAAACCACCAGTGTTTGGGCGGTAATGAATGAGAAGATTGAATGGGAATACCAACTCAACATCTACGCTTGGCTAGTGGAAAAGGTTCGGCAGATGCCTGTTACCGATCTAGGCATTGTGGCTATCCTGCGTGACTGGAAAGCTAGAGAAGTAGAAACCAAGGAAGGCTACCCTGAAGCCCCAATCAAGGAAGTGCCTATTACCTTGTGGACTATGGAAGAAAGGGAAGAGTTCATTAAAGCTCGTATCTCTGTTCATTCAGCTTGTGAATTTGCTTTAGAAACTGATGCAGACTTGCCTGAATGTACTTCTGAAGAGATGTGGGAAAAGCCACCAGTTTGGGCTATTAAGAAGATTGGCGGTAAAAGGGCGCACTCACTATACCAAACGGCAGAAGAGGCTAATCAAGCCATCTTTCCACTAGGTAGTGCCTATGAAATAGAAGTACGCAAAGGCGAAAGAACTCGTTGTGCAAGCTATTGCCCTGTTAGTCAATGGTGCAATCAATATCAAAATTACTTGAAGGAACAAGCATGAAAACATATGCTGAATTAAAGAAAATCAATGTTAATGAGCATACAGAGAAGAAGGGATCACTAACCTATCTTTCTTGGGCATGGGCAGTGGATCAGTTGTTAATGAATGATCCTGATGCCACATGGGTGTTTGAGCCACCTGTTGAATACAATCAAACCATGATGGTTCGTTGCAAGGTTTTTGCGTTTGGCAAAGAAATGCAAATGCACTTAGCCGTTATGGATAATCGTAACAATGCAATCGTCAATCCTGATGCTCGTAAGATCTCCGATGCACAGATGCGTTGCCTAGCTAAGTGTATTGCTTGCTTTGGCATAGGTCTTTACATTTACGCAGGTGAGGATCTTCCTGAAGAAGATGAGCCAGTAAAAAAACCTAAAGATACATTCCCTAATGGAACACCAATTTCAAAGCCAAACTCCCCAGTCTTTACTGTGGAAAAGAAACCAATCGTAGGTCAAAAGGGCGAGTTTCAAATTGTTGCCCCTGCCAAACCTGATGGCGATCCTGCAGACTGGCTTGCTTTAATCAAGACTTCCTCACATATGTTGCTAGACCTATGCTCTAGCGATGCCGATGTAATGACAATCTTCAAGAAGAATAAAGCCCTTTTTGATGTTGTCAAAACAACAGACCCTGATTTCTTTAAAGAGATGATGGTCAAATTTACCGAAACCAAAAACAAATTTGAAAAGGAGTAATCATGGGTTACGACAAACCATACGAACCAAAACCGAACACTGGCAGTCTGTTCAAAAACACCTTTAAAAAAGATGGTGACAAACAACCAAACCTTAGAGGTGACATTCACCTTGATAAGACATTCCTTATTAACATGATGGATCAATCTAAAGGTCCATTGGTCAAGCTATCTATCAGTGCTTGGTCAGGCGAATCACCAAAGGTCGGCAAGTTCTTGACTTTAAATATTGGTGAACCATATGTTAAACCATCGCAAGATGATGATCTTCCATACTAAGGGGCTGACATGACTATTTTTAAATCAAAACTTAAACAAGTTAGCCAAGAAATTATCAAAAAACGTGGCAGACCAGTAGGTTCTTCTAAAAAACCAAAAATATTTAAAGATGTTCATCCTGAAACATTGATGGATACCTTAAAAAAGTGGGATGAAATGGAAGCCCAGCCAGTACAAACTGATTGGGAAACTATTGCCAAGAAACAAGAAGAACGGCTTAGTGCTTACATATCAGAGAATGAAGAATTGGCAAAGATCTGCATTATGCGCTGGGAAGAGATTCAGCATCTTAAATACCTAGTAAAGTATTTGGAAGGCAGACATGAAGACACTTCAGTTTGAAGCCGTCAAAGTAGCCCTAAAGCAGGATAAGACAGGCTATGTCCTGACCTTATCTCTGCACCCAGACGAGATCCCAGAAGACTTACTTCGGGATTTTGTTGGGGCTAGATACCAAGCCGTCCTTGTCAGAATGGATGGCAATGAGAACCCAATGGATAAAGCCCAAGAGTTTGCAGGAGACAGGGCTATTCGGATTGCAGGGTTACTTTGCCGAGATCCTAAGTTCTGGAAGTTCTTACATTCTGATGATCGCATCTTTGACGAGGACATGGAAGAAGCCACTGAATGGGTGCGTAGCTATCTCAATATCCCATCTAGGGCAGATCTTAAAACAAATCGGGAAGCACAAATCCTATTGGACAGACTACACAGAGAGTATACGGAATGGACACAAAAAAACTAATACCTTATTCGGTGTATTTACCAGAGGAACACCATATAAAGCTCAAGCAGTTTGCCAAAGAAAGAAAGGCATCCGAGTTAATTCGTGATGCCATTGGTATGTTGGTAGATGGCACAGATGTATTTAATACTGGCTACAACAAAGGTATCCAGGATGCTGCAAAAATTATTTACAACTGCCAGGAAGCTCAAATGATTGCCATTAAAGGCAGGGATATGGGGGATGTTCTATCTGAGTTAATAGAGGAACTTGTAAAAAAATGAACAGGTATGAAATTTCTTTTTATGAGGTTAGAACGCATTTAGTTACTTATGAAGTATTGGCTACCAATCAAGAGAAAGCTATTAAAAAAGCTTCTAAATGCCATAAAAATGCCAAGCCAATTGAAGATCAGATGATTGATGTTGAAGCTGGCAAGATGTTTAAGTGTTATTTGACGGAAACCAAAGTTAAGATGCCGTCTAAAAAGAAAGTTTCATACGGCTACGATAGCGAAGAACCAAGCTATGAATATTCCCATGTAGCCTGTCCGTCATACCCCAATTGCGATATTGATCCTAATGGGTGTAGGTTGGATATGGGTAACGATGTTGAAGAATACGGAATGAGGGATTAAATGAATAAAGAACCATTAACAGGTGCTGAGTTGGGATACGCTTTGATGGAGTTTATTGCCACTTTAGAAGGCACACCAGTGCAGGGAGTCTTGGCTGCGTTAAGCGTGGTCACAGCAACAATAGCTTGTGAAGCTGGCTATGAAGAAGAGAAAGCTGTTTATGCTTTCCGTAAATCTTACGGGGAAGCCAAACGCAGGATTGAGAAATTAAAAAAGGAACTTAACTAATGAACGAGCAAGACCTAAGAGATTGCTTTGCCTTTATGTTGACAGTTGGTTTTGCCATGAAAGGAGAAGTAAACCCCAAAGCAATTTGGGAAATAGCCGATCTAATGGTGGAAGCCAGAGACCAGAAACACACTGCAGGATTGCCTCCTATTAAAAGGAGAACCAAAAAATGAGAAAGGTAAGCATACGAACAGTTGAAAATACTATTGGGCTGGCACGTAGTGTCGCTAATGGAACAACCAAGTTTCCTTTTATGGGTTATTGCGCAGACCTGATGGAAAAAATGTTAGAAGAGATTAAACAGGCAAGAAAGGCACAAGAGAAATGAGGATAGACCTGACAGTCCATGAAATGTTGGTCTGTCAAACTCTAGGTGTCTTAAGAAGAAGCTCTGCTATGGGCAATGTCAAAGATCAACAAATGGGCGATCAAAGTCCTTGGAACATTGATATTGATGGGGTTATTGGCGAGATGTGCGTAGCCAAGCACTTCAATGTATTC